TGGAACACTGATCCTATTCGTTGCCGGCGCTGAGGTCCGCGAGACCCCGTTGGAGCGATTCCTGCACGATTTGTTTTTGAGTCTTGCCCGCCGTTTTGATCGCTGGCGCTCCGCCGCCGCCGGCACTGCGATCGCCGAACAACGGAATTACTTCGGCGGACTTGGTGCGCGCCGCTGCGATTCCCTTTTCGTAGCCGCGCCGCTCAGCCGCCGTCATCTCTTCCGCGCGCCGGGTCGGCTCGGTCAGCGTGCCGAGCGCGGCATCGTAATCGAGTAGCTGAGTGCCGGGAATGAACATCTGCCGCTGCGCGGCGTACTGCCGGAGCTGCTCGAGCGAAACCTTCTTGCCGTCCTCGCCGCTCGGAATTTCCTTGCGGTTGATGTCGTACCAGCGATTTTCGCGCTCGTAAACCTGCGCCTTGGTCAGGGAGGTAAATCCGTTCTGGACGTTCTCGCGAATTTCGTTGACGGTTGCAGCAAGTCCGTCGTAATCTTTCTTCGCGCGCGCATAAGCGCGTTCTTCCGCTTGCGTCAGAGCGCCGCCAAACGTCGGGTCTTTCCAAAGTGCTTCGCTCGGATCGTCCTTCTTCAGTAGAGCGGCAAGCCCTTCGGTAACTGCATCGCGCGGATCGATTGGCCGCTGCCGGGTATCGTCGTCAGTCATCCGCCCGGCCTTGCCGAGCAGGTCAGTGACGGAGCGGGTCAGATTGTCGCGCTCGCCGCGGATGGCGTCTCGGTCTGCCGCAATCGCGTCGCGCTCGGTCCGCGTCCGGCTGGATTCGCTCCGCAGCGCCCGCAAGTCGCCCACCTTGGCGGTCTTGTCGCCGATGCTGATTTCCAACTCGTCGGCGAGTTCTTTGTTCTCAAGCAAATCGTCGAGAATGCTCATTGCGTCGCTCCGCTAGCGCCCCCGCGAGTCACCATGTCGCCAAGCGACGTACTCAATGAGGGAGATTGTGAGGGGCCGGATTTGCCGAGCTTTTCGCCCAGCCCTGCCAATTTTGAAATGATTTGCGCCATGTCCGATTCCGCCTGCGGATTATCGAACATGCTAGAGGCCTGCACCTTCTGGAGAATGGTGCGAATGTGCTTTACAAGGTCGGTCGCGTATTTCGTGCCCTGCTGCTTTTTGAGCAGTTGCGCGGCCATCTGGCCGAGCATCATGGTCGCTTGCGGTGTCCCCGCTTGGGGCGCGGGGAGTCCGGCCTGCGGAGACGCCATCGTGCCGGCGCCTTGCGGGGCGTCAGGCTGTAGCGGGCCGCCAGCGCCTGGTGCGCCGCCTCCTCCTCCCATTCCCGGTGTCGGCATTCCTGCCATTTACTTTTCCGGGAGCAGCTTCGGAGCCTTGGGGCCGCCGACCATGTTGCCGATCGGATCGGGGATCGGACCTGCCGGCGCGTCCGCGTAGGGCGCGTCGTAAGCATCGCCGGGGATCGGCCCGACGTTCAGGGGAGTCTTGAAGCCTGAAGTATTGATACCGCTGCTACGACTGGATTCACGCTTTGCCATAACTTCCTTTTTGGTGGGGCGGCAGGATCTTCGGTTCCCACCGCCCCGAGATCAGTTGTTCCGACTCAGCTTACTTGCGCTTGCTGTGACGGCCCATCTTGCGGCCGCGCTTTTCACGGATGTCCATGCTCGTTCTCCTTTTGGCGCCGAGCGAGTCAGGCGCCTTTATCGCAGCGAGGCCATCGCGTCGCCCATTGAGAGCGCCGCGTCTGCCACGTTCTGCCAAAATTCATCCTCGCGGGTAGTCTTCATTTCCTGCTCCCACATCGCATAAGGTCCGCGAATGCCGGGATAAGGCTTGCCGTCCACGGCGACACGGATCGAGAAGAGTTCTCCCGTGCGCGATAGCGGTTCGATAATTTCGACTTTGTTGCCCTGCGAGGTTCGTATACTCACAGGGTAAGTATGTGCGGGATAAGGGAGATTAAGGGAAGAGGGTCAGCCGCAGTTGCGATTAGGTTGATACAATTTGATATGAGTCGCAGTAACTGCATTCGGCAAACGCACCCACCAGATGGTTCCGTCCCAATAGCTTTTGATGCCGCGACGTTCGAGATGGCCGGACTTGATTTGCCGCTTAACCGTCAGGACCGTGCGACGAAAATAATACTGCGCAGCAAAGGATACCTTCACCCAGTTCTGCGGGCGCGTGTCGTGAATCCAGGGCGCGCAGTCGGGGATCATCGTTTACGCGGCGCTCCCCTCGTACTCTCTTTCGACAAGAGTTGCATCTGCAAATCTTGATCAACCTTTGCCGCGATGCGCTCCGCGTCCGGCCATCCGAGCGCGACCAGCGTATCGAGCACCGGTAGAATTCCCGCCTGCCGCAGGAGCAGCGCATATTGCCGCGCCATGCTCGAACTCATCGCCTTCATGCTCGCGGGATCTACCAGCAACTCCCAGTCGTCCGCCTGCAGCGGGTCCGCGCCCGCCCACTTGATGAATTCGATCGCGTTGGCCTGCTCGTTCGGCAGCGGGAACATAACCGCATTCTGAAATTGCAGCATGGTCTCGTAGACCATTTCGAGCGCGAGCTTGACTGACGGTTGGAGCAACCGGCCGCGTACCTGCGTCAGCCCGGACGCTTGCGAGAGCGTGTTGCCGAATAGCTCTCCGGATGTATTGCCGGCGCCTGCCTTACCCTGTCGCGTCTCGTTGAAGCCGAAATCGCGCTTCATCTTGTCGAGGAGTTTGTCCGGCATCGCCCACGCCTCCCCGCCAAATTGCGGCGGCGTGAGAATCTTCATCGCCTTTTCCACGCCATCGGTGGAATTCACCAGGATGCGCTCGCCGGGGAGTCCCTGCACGTCGTCGGCCTTGAGACCCGCCGCCTGATTGATCAGCACGAGGCCATTATTGAGCCGGATCACATTCTCGATATTCTGGCGCGTGAGAGTCTGCGCGATTTCCTGCAACTGCACGACGTAGCGAATCGGCGGCGGCGCCCAGAAATTATTCCGCGACGGATGAATCTGCACGGGGATGAAATTGAAACGCCGGTAAGGAATCGGACCATCGAACAGATGAACGCGATCGCAGCGGATGATCAGCCGACCGTTCGGATACGCGGGGATGGTCTTGATGCTGTCGGGATTGAGCAGCGCGTTCGAGTCGCCGTCAATATCCTTCGCGACCTTGCGGCCGTCGTCGAGCAGCAGGAAGTATTCGACAACCCGCGTGTCTGTGCCGGATCCAAGCGGGCCGATCGACATCTGCTGCATCGGGCCCGGCGGCATCCGCACGTAGTCCGGAGACTCCCCCTGTGACGCGCCCAGCTTCGGGACGTTCCCGAGCGCGGGCGACGGAAAGCGCGGAAGCCGATTGGCCTGTCGCGGGAAGCAGCGGCGGATTTCGTCGAGTGAAAGTTTCGAGCGGTAGCAAAGATATTGCCAGTTACGGAATGATGTGCAGCCATCGTCTACCACCACGTTCTCGGTGTCGAGCCACTTGAGCACCGTGTTTCCGCGCCCGCGGCGCGCGGAGTAGTCGTGGACCATCATCAGGAAGCCAGTACCCGCAAGCAGCGCCTCGAGCACGGCATTGAAAAACGAAAGGTTATACTCGCCAATAAACCACTGGCCGCGCAGCGCCTTTTCGTGATCACTGAGGCGCGCGCCGTCCGGGCCTGTGATAATCGGGACGGGGTTGTTGTCGGTGAGGTCGCCCGCCTCTTGCATCGCCATCCAGTGCAGATCGGAGAACTGAATCTGCGGGCGGAAGGTCGGAGTGCGCGAGGCAGATGCGACGCCTTGGCGCATGGCCCAGAAGTCCCGGAGGCGTGAGAAATAATCCGAGCCTAAAACCTCGTCGCGCTTCTTGACGCCACGGCGCCACATCTCGTCAAGAATCGGATTCTTCTCCGATTCTTCGGGCGTAAGGTTGGCGAGGTCAGGATTGTCAGAAGCCATTGGCTATAGAGCCTATCACTGTTTCAGGTCATGCGGCATAGCCGAGGCCAGAACGACACGATGCGCGGCTTCCTCTTGCGCTGCCGCCATGCCTTTGACGACACGATCTACCAACTGCGGAGCGACCTGGGACGCCTGCTGCATCATGCCGACAAGCGGCGTGATGCCGCCGTTGAACGAGCGTAGGACACACTCACCGATGATTTCCTTACCGGCACCCACGTTGCTCTCGAAGTGAACGCGAAGTTCCCATTGAGAACCATCGGGCGTCACCGGGTAGATGCGCGCGCGTGTCTCGATCGCAATTTCCTTTTGTACCGAGAGCGGCCTGCCGCCGTTCTTATTGACTATCTCCACTGGTTTACTCCTCAATCCCGAGGCGAATACTCGCCGGTCATGTCGGTTCATCGTATTTGACGGAGAAGAAAGGTAGACGGTGATGTAATATCAAAAAATCGATCATCGGCCGTAAACTCGCGCCACTCCAGATCGATCGTTCCTTCCTTAAGGTTAACATGGAAAAGCGCCAATTCTTTTTTTATTACTTCATCGCCTGCGTCGGAAAGGGTATATCGCGTGACTCGTGCCCACGGATAGCCAACATCCGCGCTAGGTTCACCATTAACGATATTGAGGATGGTTTTCACTTGCCGCCCCGCAGCGCACCGCGTAGCGATTCAAGTTCGCTCTCGAAGTCCTCGCCGCCTTCCGCCTCTTCCTCTTTCGGCTTGCCGAGCGATGTCAGCTTCATTAGGAGTTCCGGCACGTCGGACAGCCGCCAGATGTTCGCCTTCAGGTAAATCGCGGTGTCGCCACCGAGATCTCGCGCTAGGTCGCGGAAGGCGCCCCGCGGGTCTTTCTCAGATTTCAGCTTCCACTTGCGGAAGGACGCATCCATCAGCCGGTAGGCGTCCTGCTTGAACATGTCATCGACGGGAATGTTCTCGTTGACCTCGGGGCGCTTCGGCTTCTTCGGCACGTTACGTTTCTCTCGCGGTGGCGGCGGCTCGGGGTCGGGGTCAACGGGGCGCCCGAGTAGCGCACTCGCGCCGGCCTTCAGCGCCTCGAGCGCGTCCGGGTCGCCGGCCATCGCGAGGCGGGTCTGCTCCTGCTCGTCGGCAATCGCCTCCTGACGGGTGCGGTCACGAACCTGCATCGTCTGCTCCGCTGATGCGAGTTCTTCATCGGTGAGCGGCGGCCGCGCGCGGCGGATTGGATTCGGGTTCTTTTTCATCACTATCCGAGGATCCCCGGCGTCAGATAGCCCTTGAGCGGGTCCGAATTGGCGTTACGTTTCTTCGGGTCCATGAGCCGTTCCATTTCCTTCGTCTCCGTGCGCGCCAGTTCTTCAACCAGCGGAAACATCTTGCCGTCAAACTCCGCGAACGGATGGGGACGATCTGGCATTTCCTTACGGGGCGCAATGGTCTGTGGCGGGAATTGCTGCCGCGATATCCACGCAAGCAGACCCGACACGAGCACGTCATCATGTCCATGTGTAATCTGCCACCTCCCGTCGTCCATCGTCGCCGAGCATATCTGACTCGCAAGCTCTTCATCGCGCACGCAAACCGCCTTCTCGCGGATCGACGTGCGGAAGGCAGCGAACATCAGGTTACGCGAGGCGCCCGTGGTCTCCCACCCGATCGCGGTCCCGGCCTTGCGGTTGTAGCGGTCATCCTTGCCGCCGCGCCAGCGGGCGAAGCGCCACACCGGATAGGCGTAGCGGTCGCGCAAGAGGCGCTGACACTCGGCGCCGAGATTCGCGTTGACCTCAATGTTGAGCAGGGCGCAATGATTCGGGCCGATCTGCGGGGTGCGATAGAAACGCCCGAGCTTGTCCACCAGGTCGGCAATCTTTGACGGGTCGATGCGCTCGCAGAAGGAGGCCGCCTGCTCGCCGGTCGACCCGTTGAACACCGTGATGGCTGCGAAATCGCCCGGCGCCGCGTCCTCCCGCTTCATGTCTTGCCCGCGCGCGCAGTCCACGCCGATATAGTATTCCATGCGGGGTTGCGGCAGCTCCCAGATCTTAATGCGCCCACGCACTCCCATCGCTCCGAGCTTGATCACCCAGGGGTCGCGGGTACGTTCGAGCTCGGCGGTGAGCTGCGGGGGGCGCGTCGTCGAATTGACGTAATCGCGCTCCTCGTGGGCAAACGCCGGGAAGCCGCCAGCGATGAATGCGTCGTTTGGCTCCAGCGGATTTTCAACCGCGAAGTCCTCGACGATGCCCTGATACGTGGTCGCAATCTCGACGCGACGCCACGCAATCTGCTCGCGCGAGAGACCGACCTTAAGGAGAACCTTTTCCTCATCGTCACGCGGAATGTCGGTCGGGATCTGGTTGCTCGTGCAGTAGGGGTCTTCCGTCCACGGCACGAAAAAGCGCACCCAGTCGGAATCGCCACGCTTGCCGGGTTCCGACGCCTGCTGCCAGTATTTGTAGAACGCCTCTCCGTCTCCCACCACGCCGTTGCCAGTCGATTCAAGCACGGCGAAGGAACGCTCGACGGAGCGGGCGAGCGCGGGCAGCACGGCGGTAAAGGGCGAGTCTGCCGGGTAGTAGGCGGCCTCAGAGCCGTGAAAGAAGGAAAATCCCAGGCCGCGCCCCTTGCCGCGCACCTTGGCGGACGCCCGCAGGAGCCGCGACATGCCGGTCCCGCGCTTGGTCTTATGCGGCACGAGAACCGATTTATATTCCTTGTCAGGTTCCCACACGTCGCGCTTGCCCTGCCAGGGGATGCCCTTGCCGGGTTCGCCGTCGCCATAGACCATCAGCGCAGCGGACGAAAGAATATCGAGCGCCGTTTCATCGAAATGCGCCATGATCCGGCCTTCATAGTTCGGATAGGCGAACATGAAGCAGCAGCCGACGCCTTCGACAGCGCGCGAGAACCCGATACGGCGGGCCTTGACTGATATGACGCGGAGAGGGCGCTTGTGGTCGTAGAGGTATTGGCAGAGGCCGAAGAAGCGATGTTGCGCGGGATTCGGGAGAAAATCGACGATCTCATCGTTGTTGACGCGATCGCGGAGTTGAAACCGCGACGCGATCATCCGCTCTGCAAGGGCGAAGTCCATCTAGGGGGATACTTCCCGCGCGCGACAATGACTACAGCGCGCACAACACCAAATCTCAATAATGAAAGGATAGTCCAACAATAAAACCCGCTGCCGAGTTGTCCACGAATGGCCGAAGAAAAAGCATTTCAGAAATTTGATCATAAGCAACTTTTTGTTCAGCCAGCCCCGCCCACGCCTAGCTGTGCTCCTCGCATCTCAAGAGACGAGGAGCCCCACAAGAAAAATTATGCCCGCATCACCCGCGACCTTGCATCCTTAGCCGCCTGCCGCGCCGCCTTCTCCGCGCGCTCTTCGGCCGCCGCAATCGCGTCCTCTTTCCCCTTTACCATTTCGAGCAGCTTCGGGAATTCGCTCTGGTCGCACGAGTACACCTTGATGAATTCGCGGTCGGCGTCGTAGTAACCCGCCTCGCACGCCGGGCGCCCCTCACGAAATGGCTTCTCGCAGACGAAGCAGCGATTAGTGACACGCTTGTAGACTTCATCGCGAACGACGCGCCCAGCCATCGCGACGATCAACCGCAGGTCGCTCATCCAGGCGTCGGCCTCGGTAGGGTTGAGCGTTTCGAGATGCAGGCGTACCTTCATCTGCCACTTGCCGGGGGCGGCCACGTCGAGGCCTGCGGGTTCCACGGAAGCAACAACGCCGGCGGGGTCGTCTAAGCGGCCGAGCAATGGGTTCGCGGCCTTCGCCGCTGCCGCGCGCTCGCGCCCTTCCCTCAGACGTTGGCCGGCGGCTTCGCGTTCTTCGGGAGTCCACTCGCTCATCGCCCACCTCGCATCATCTTCTCCATCACGCCGAGCCGCTTGCCTTCCTCGCCAGCCCCACGCGCCGTCCGAAAGAACATCGTCCCGCAGGTGCGGCAACGGAACATCCAGCCAAAGACCGAATGCGCGTCTCCGCTTTCAATGGCGCGATATGTGTCCGAGCGCGGGCAGGGGTCTTCGCCCGGCTGGCGATTGCGCGGC